TGGGTCAAGACAGCACCCTGATGATTTATATAACCACTTACTTGAATCAGATAACTTTACAAGCATAGTAGAAACTGCACATGCACTTGATTGTCAGATACCAGAACATTTAGAAGATGAACATATTGATTGTATGTTGTGGTCAAAGAAACGTAGTTTTAAATGGTTAATGTCTAGGTTGCATTCTGCTGAATCTACAGGTGGTAGACAAACATTTGAAATGGTTTATTTTAACCAGGCATATGTAGAGGGTACACAAATATTTACTATGAACATGATTGACCAATGTATGCGACCTGACTTAGTACTAGGGCAGGTATATAAAAATTTATATCTTGTTGCTGGACTTGACCCTGCATCATCAGGTTATCAAGCATCTGTATTGTGGGGTATAGATATGTACAGGGGTGAACTGTATTTAGTTGATTTAGAAAACAAACGTGGTGGTGGTATTAGAGCTGCATTAGACCAAATGGCAATATGGTTACACGAGTACGATTGTAGACATTGGATAGTAGAAGAAAACGGATTTCAATCTGCTATACGACAAGATGCTGCAATAAAAGAATTTACATTACGTACTGGTATAACTGTACAAGGACATCTTACAGGCAAAAACAAACACGACCCACTATATGGTGTTGGTGCTATGGCTGACTTGTTTGAAGATAGAAGAATACATTTACCTACTGGTGATGGAGAATCTAACGCAAAAGTACAGAAATATAGGCAACAACTGTTATACTTTGATGGAAAACCTGTTTCTAAAAGAAACAAAGAGAAAACTGACATAGTTATGGCTGGTTGGTTTCCAATGAAAGTTTTTAGACGTATGCAAAAAGAACATGCGGCTGACATAGGGTTAGACTATAACCCTAGTTATGGAGATTACAAGATGACGGAGATGAACGAAGCACCATGGGCATAGAAAATTTAGACGTTAAAACGTATCAAGAGATAGTTAAGAACGCAGCTGAACTTACATCTGGTAAGTTAGTACAAGAAAGACAAGTACAAAAATCTAGAATAAAAGCTATTCTTAATGGTGGTTCAGATGGTATAAAAGCATTACTAGGTAATACAATGGAAACATCTGATGCTGATTTGTTACCAGCTCCTAATATGTTGCAGTCAGGTATAGACCGACTTGCACAAAAAATATCTGGAATACCTCAAGTTAGAGTAGATGTACCTAACGAAAATGATTCTAATAGAAGTAAAATACGTGCAGAAAAACTAGAACGTATTGTTACTAACTATGATGAAAAACAAAATTTATTAAGTCAATTACAACAAGCATCTAGATGGTTACCTGGTTATGGTTTTTGTGCTTGGGTAATTACAACTAAACGTGATACAAATGGTTTCTTTTACCCTAGTGCAGAGTTACGTGACCCTTACGATACTTTTGTAGGTAACTTAGGTCCTGACCAACAACCAAGAGAAATGGCTGTTATTAGACGTGTACCTAGATACAAACTTGCACAGATATATCCTGAGTTTGCAAAAGAAATTTTAAAACAAGACGAGGATGCTGAAGAAGCAAAGAATGATACTGGCACACCATTCTTGTCATATGAAAACAACAGAGAACAAGCTTGGGAAGATAATACATATTCTGGTGTAAGAATAATTGAATACTATGACATGGGTGGTACATACATAGTATTTCCAGAACGTAGTATGATTTTAGACTTTATACCTAACGTATTATCTACTCCACCATTTGTATTTATGAAGCGTGTGTCTTTTGACCAGCTTAAAGGACAATACGACCACGTAATAGGTTTAATGGCTATGATGGCAAAAATAAATATTATGTCAGCTATAGCTATGGAAGACAGTGTCTTTACAGAAACTAACATATCAGGAGAGATAGAATCCGGACAATACAGAAAAGGTAGATTTGCGGTAAACTATCTAGCTCCTGGTACACAAGTTTCTAAACCAATGAACAATATGCCTTACCAGTTGTTCCAACAAATAGATAGATTAGAAAGACAATTGCGTATGGTAGGTGGTTATCCTGTAACAGACGATAGCCAATCTCCTAATAGTTTTGTTACTGGTGCTGGATTATCAGAACTTAACAGCACTATGTCACTTATGATTTCAGAGTATAGAGATATTATAAAATCAGCTATGGTACAGATGGATGCTAAAAGATTAGAGATGGATGTAGTCTTATCTTATTCACAAGGTATTACTAAAAAACCTATGGCTGGCTTTCTTAATGGTGCAGCTTTTAGTGAAAACTATAATGTACTACAAGATATTGGTGGTGACTTTAGAACTAGACGTATCTATGGTGTTATGGCTGGATTTGATGAACCACAAAAAATTGTAACTGGGTTGCAATTGTTGCAAGCAGGTGTTATAGACGTAGAAACATTACAAGATAACATTGATGGTTTAGAGAATATAGCTAAAGTACAAGAACGTATACGTAAAAACAAAGCTGAACAAGTATTGTTTGACAGTATATTAGCTAGGTCTGCACAAGGTGACCCTGCAGCTACAATGGCTGCTATAGCTATATACGAATATCCAACAGCTATAACAGAAATTATGAAACAATTCTATACACCACAAGAACCACAAATGTCACCTGAGCAACAGCAAATGATACAACAACAAATGATGATGCAACAAATGGGTGGTCAACCTTCTATTGCAGGTGCGTTAGGTGGTATGTAATGGACGAACATTATGAAGAAGCTTTTTGGGAAACTATATACAATGAGTATGGAGTTGTAGACGAAATAGATGTATTAAATGAAGAAGTACAACACGTTATATATCCTGCACCAGGTATTATAATTTTATTAACAGGAGAGTTTTATGGCAAAAAACAGGACTAGAGGTGGATATAGGCAACCTGCTAAACCAGCTCCAGTAGCTACACCTACTAAAAATAGAACTGATGGTGGACCAGGTAATAAAAAACAACCACTAAGAGATATGCCTGATGTACCTTACGGACAACAACAACAATTATTAAATCAACAAAGGGCTGCTTCTTTGCCTAATAATCAAGGCACAAGCATTCCTACAAGACCACCAGTAGGAAATACACCTAATAGACCTAATGTGTTTGCTCCAACTGAAAGACCACAAGAAGCACCTACTGCTGGTGCTCCATTAGGTGCAGGTGCAATACCACAAATAAACACGGAAAGTATAGATATTACATTAGCTGCAATGTATGAAGTTAGTAAATCACCTATTATTTTAGATTTATTAAATAGAAGAAAATATAAATAATGGCAGCACCTAGTAACTGGTTAGCAAATAGAGAATATTTGTTAACTAAAGAAAGTGAACTTAGACAATACAATCAACAAGTACAAGCTTTTAAAGCTAATCCTCAAAGTATTACTGATTTTGAAAGAATAGTAGATACACATTCAAGTTTACCTTTACCTATAATGATGGATGCTTGGGCATCAAATCAACAAGCAGGTAGTGCAGATTTATATCAAATAGAAGATGAATTAGTACAAGAAAGAATTAGACAAGATATAGACACTTATCGTGATATATACAATAAATATACACCTGAAGATATAGAACGTAACATGACTATGAACCTTGGTGATTTATTTTTATTTGGTTTTGCTCCTGGTGGTGCAGCTCCTGGTGATGTTCAATATGGTGTATGGGGTGCATTAGGTTTAGAGTGGTTAATGCAAACATTTGGTCCATCAGGAAAAATAAATGTTTTAGGTTATATGGGTAATGCAGTATTACCTGGACAACCTTTCCTAAGAGGTAGAGCTATGGAATATTATTCTGCAACACGTACAGCTAATAAATACCGTCAAGAAGGTATGAGTATGGAAGAAATACAAAGTAAATTAATGATTGACTTATCTGAAACTGGTTTAGATTTAGGAAATGCTGGTAGAGGAGAATCATTAGTAGAAGCTTTTAAAATGTCTGGTCAAACTAATTTAGGTGCATTATGGAATGCTGTAGCTAAAAATGGTGTATTGCCTGGTGAATTAAGATACGGTAAATATCGTATACCATTTTTAGGTAAAGTAGATGACCCTGTTAACTTTGATAGAAATACAATTATAGGATTTCAACCTGTTATACCAAAAGATACTGAAATATATAGGTATTACAAACAAATGGGTTACTCTGATGCTTCTGCTGAAGAAAAAACAATTAATGCAATTGGTCAACCTTTAAAACGTAGAGATGCTAATGGAGAGTTGTTTTATACTTCTTTAGCTAAACCTAATAGAATTAACTTTTTTCCTGGTAGGTTTGATACTTTTGGAAGTAGAAAGTATGCATTAAACACTGACAATAACCATCCTGCTTGGTCAGAAACAACACAATCTATTGAATATAGCCCTGGTAAAATTTATGCAGCTGAAGTGTATGAACCTGGAACTGTAGCTTTTAATTTCTTATCAGGAGCTATTGATTTTGGACATCAACTAGCTGACCCTTTGTTTTATTCAAAATGGGGTAAAGGTTTAAGTGTTGGTAAAAAATGGAGAAGTATTAATAAAGCATCACAATTTTTAGATGAAGGTGTTTTAGTTATGGGTGGTAAAAAAGGTAATAAACTACAAATAAATAATACTAAGTTAATAGAAAATGTATATGAAAACTTAGGCAAGTTAGATGATTTAGAGTTAGAAAATACACGTAACTTTAAAAGATTTAATAGATTATTTGGTAGAGGAATATTATCAGAAGCTAAATCTGTTAGGTCTAGTTATAAAAAAGCAAAAGAAATGCGTAGACAAATGCTTATCTTTGGTCGTGTTAATAGATACTTAGCTCCTACAGCAGATACTGTTTTTGATATGCCAGTGTGGAATAAAGTATTTGATACTGTTGCAGAATCTGGATTAGATAATTTTTATGCATTATCAAAAATGCCTTTGTTTAGAAACATACACCCTGATTTATTAGCTGAAGTAATTACATTTAATAAAGCAGATGATGTTAAAAATTGGTTTAAAGTATATACAAACACTGGACATAAAGTAGTTAATTCAAAAGTAGGTACAAAAGGAACTAATGTTAAAACAAAACAAATAGTAGAAACATTAAGTGACAAAGCATTTTCAGAAGTAGGACAATCTGGTTTTATAAACAACATGCTTATACAAATGGCTAAAAAATCTGATGAGTATGCGTCTACTACTAGCGGTTTAAAAAAAGCATTATCAAAACCATTAGGTGTATTAGGTAATCAAGATGCTGCATATAGAAATTTAGGTAGTTACATAGGTCAAGGTGCTCGTGGATTAGGTTTAACAGCATCACAATTAAATCCTTTTAAAACTAAAAAAAGATTAAAAGTAACAGAACCTACTGTAGATTCTTTAACATTTGATAAAGCAGAAGCTGTAGGTACATTTAAAGCTAAGTTAAAAGATAACTTTACTGATTATGGTGAATATGATATTCAAAAATATCTAGGCTTTGGTGGTGCATATAAAACATACAATGAACCATATTTAAATAACTTGTTAGGTATTGTACCTGACAGTGGTTTAGTTATAACAAATAAAAAACGTGCATTTCAAAATTTATTAGCACATTTAGAAATAAATGGTTATACAGAAAAAGAAGCTTCTAAGTGGGCTTTAAAGTTTGTTAATTTAGATTATACAAATAAACCATCTATTTATAAATTTGGTAGAGAATTAAGAGAATGGGAATTAAAAAACTTAGAAAAAATTATTGGCGAAGATGCTGCTATGCCTTTAAGAAGATATATGGAAAATGTATGGCAAAGACTAGAACGTTCAAAAATATATGCTAATGCTAAAAGTAAAAACTTACCTGGCTTTAATAGTAAAAATGAAGTACATGAAGTAGTACTAGCTGAAAATTCAAGAGATGTTGGTAAGTTTAGAAACGTAGGAACTATGAATGCTTTGTT